GCCCCAAGGAGCGTATCATGGAACACGCAATCGACCACGAATCCGAGATCGTGGGGAAGCAGTACAGCGACGCGATGGTGCAGCGGTACGACTGGTCGGGGACCTGGCCGATAGTCGATCCCGCCACCATGAAAATCATCGGCATCGAGGACGGTGGCTGGCCCTCCGACCCCGCTGTGGTACTCGCGGACGTGGCCGGCGGGCAGATCGTGCGGTACGGCGACGGCTGCTCTGATGTTGCCGTGCGGCCCGAGGATGTTCCAGCGTCCGCCTGACCAACCCCCACGCCCCAGCCCTACGGGACTCGGGCGCGACGGCCGGCAATGGTGCCGAACCTGCCTTGGGAGCTGCAAGAATGAGCACACTGACTGACTCACTCCGACGGGCGCGGCTGCGAGTCGCGCGGACCTTGGCGCCGATCGAGGAGCCAAGCACATTCTCAATCGACCTGGCAGAGTTCGCCAGCAGATACGGCGGCACATCGCCCTCGTTCATCCGCTGGCGGGCGGCAGTCGATGCCCGAGTCTCGGCGATGACCGGGTTGTCCCTCGACGACCTCTCCGACTGCTGTTATCGGGACTGGTACGAGCAAGGCATGAAGCCAGCTCGGGCGGCGCGGCGTGCGATACGGGAGGCCGGCGGCGCGGCCTTCGGTTTCTGAGCGGTTTCGGGCGGGCTTGCGGGCCCGTCCGGGCGCGTCTTCCCTGGAGGATCCGCCCGGATCGGCCCGCACAAGGCGGCCGGCGAACCTTGGGAGCTGATGATATGAGTCTCAAAGAGGCGCGAAGAATCGTCAAGCGGTTGCGGCGTGAAAGCCGGCGGGGCACGATCCGGCTCGACGTGGCGGCCTGCAAGCTGCACGATCCGAACCGGCACCCGATGAGCGGGGCGTACACCGTTATCGAGTGCTTCTGGAACGGCGCAGGTGAAGCGGCGCGGTATATCTGGAAGTGACACTGACTGGGCAGCTCCCTGCCTGTCCGGGGCGAGAGTCCCGGGCGGGCTTTGGCCGGGCGGGCGGTCCGCCTGGCAGAGTGTACGACGGCAAGCGGAAAGGATCGGATCATGGCAACGGCATGGCAGACAGTACGAGACGAGCTGCAAGCGGCCTTTGAGCCGTTCACGCGCAAGAACGAGCCGGAGAAGCGGTGCTATCGGCTGCGGGAGGACGCGCCGCCCTGGCTGCAAGGGTCGGACGTGATGTTGGCGGTCCACAAGGCCCTCGATGATCGGTTCCCCGACGACTGGGTGTACGAGCAAGCCGCTGCGGTGGCGGATGCGCTCTACGATCTGGACGCCGAGGACGAAGACGCCGCGCGGGAAGCCCTCCACGAAATCGCCGATGGGCTGGTGGACGTTTACAACGCGGATCGGGTCAAGTGGCTGGCGCAGAACCTTTACAACGCGGCGCTGGTCGATGATGCCGTCGGCGAGCTGGGCGGGGGCGACGAGGACACGTTCACGCGGATCGGCTACGGGCAGTACATGGCGACCGAGCGGATCGGGGATGCCCTGATTACGGCAATCACCGACGAGGCGGCCGAGCGGGAGGATTGCGACGGCGAGCTGGCCGAGTCCGAGGCGGCGCGCGCCCTGGCAGATGGCACCATGAAGATCCCGGCGGACTGACTGACTGGCCGGGGCGGTCCCGGCCTGCGAGCACTGGCGGACCCCGCGGCGTGTACGCGGGCGAATGAAAGGGCGATGCAATGTCCCAGTTCTACGCGAGTATCGAGGGCAGCCGCGGACCTGCAACACGGCAAGGGTCGAAACGGTCCGGTATCCGCGGCCATATACGTGGCTGGACCATCGGAGCCCGTGTGGTGATGTACCATGATGCCGAAAACGACATCGACGTTTGCCGCGTGTATCAGACCGGCGGCAGCAACGGTAGCGATCCCGACAAACTCGTAACCGAGTTTCGAGGCTGACCCGCGCCCGGGCGCTTGGGGCGCGTCTGGGTCTGGGCCGGCAGAGCGCCGGGGAAAGGATTGTGTACGATGCAATTATGCGAGCAATATCGACCGCGCACGTGGGCCGAGTTCGTCGGGCAGCCAAAGGCGGTCGCCCTGGTCCGGCGTGTAATGGGGCGGCCGGGCTTCGGCGAGGGGGCCGGCGAGTGCTTCTGGATCAGCGGCCCGACAGGAACCGGCAAGACCACGTTGGCCCAGCTCATCGCCCGCGAGCTGGGCGTGGAGCCCGGCCCCGGATGGCAGTGGACCGAGCTTGACGGCGTGGGCTGTACGGTGGAGACTGTGCGGAACCTCCAGGCGCGGACCCTGGCGGCCGGGCTGTTCGGCCACGTCTGGCAGGTTTTCATCGTGAATGAAGCCCATGCGATGACCTCCAGGGCGGTGCAAGCGTGGCTGACGCTGTTGGAGCACCTGCCGGCGCGGTGGCTGGTCGTGTTCAGCACGACGGAATCGGGCGACCTCTTCGGGAACTTCTCTTCGCCCCTGTTCGACCGATGCACGCAAGTCCGCTTCACGAATCAGGGCTTGGCACCAGCGATGGCCGAGCGCGCCCGCGAGATCGCGCAGGCCGAATCCCTGGACGGGCGCCCGCCGGCGGCGTACCTGCGGCTGGTCAAGGAATCGCACAACTCGATGAGGCGCGTGCTTCAGCGTATCGGCGAAGGCGCGATGCTGGCACAGGACACTTAGGATTTCAGTACAGGCCGGGGCAAGGCCCCAAGGAGCGTATCATGGAACACGCAATCGACCACGAATCCGAGATCGTGGGGAAGCAGTACAGCGACGCGATGGTGCAGCGGTACGACTGGTCGGGGACCTGGCCGATAGTCGAT